CCTTGAGACCCTAAGACTTTTCCAAGGTGAAGGTAAACGAACTTCACCCGCCATCTTTTCAAACGCTTTTTGACCAACCTGTTGGAAGTGGTATGGTCCTGGTTTTCTCAGACGACCCCAAACGTAAGGATCACTATCTGGTGTGTTGAATTCGTTGTGAATCAACCAGCGAAGGCTCGTACTGTATGTAAACGTGTAGAGACCTTTTCTGGAGTCAGTTTGGAATTCACCATCACCATGACGTTGTCCGTATGATATGCGATTGATTGCCTTGGGAGAGATTACAAGATTGTATCCCACCTCTCGTGATAATCGAAGAAAGGTCGCCCACGAAGCACCTGACCAAACCGGAATCTCAGCAAGGACAGCCTCAATCCAAGCAAAGGCTGCACGAGTAATCTCTTCTGAGAGTTCTTCGTACAGTTTTTGACGATACTGTTTCAGATTGAGATTGAGTTGAGCCAGATTACCTTTGAATTTCATGATCAACAACCTCCATTAACGCCGGCGTCTCTTAGATGGGAAAGCCATGGACCCAGCCATGGCCTCCCCATCGTCATGATCACTTATTTGATCAAACGCAAGAATCATCGCCTGCATTTGGACACCATTGTCTTCCCAATTGGGTTTGACATCTGGTGGAAGAATTCCTATTCGGCAACAGGCTCTCCAGACTGCGTAGTCTCCGGTGCGATACTTAGGCCAGAGTATTCGCTTGGAACTGGCTGTTGACCAAGTAGAAAACTTTCTCGCGCCTGTGCGAGTTTGTCTTCATCAAGGCAGTTGGCTTGGAAGACAAGACGTTGAATACGATTACATTCAACCTGGCTGAAGCCATTCTTCTGCAATTCTTCACCCCACTCTAACCAAGTTGCAGGTTTGTTAGGATCAACTTTTTCCCATTCAATCTCACTTGGTTCCAGGGAACGAACAACTAACCAAGACATTTTCCTCTGGTTGTAGGTTTTCATCATGTCTTGGTAACCAGGGTCATCCTCATTGTCCACCCAGCCTTCTTGTGGTTTAAGAATTTTGGAGGGTTTCGGCTCTGGGCAAAGAGCGTGAAATTCATCATAATTCGGAACCCCTTGGGCACGGAAAACGATTTGTTTCTCGCCGCGCGGCAGCACAAGAATTTCTTCGCTTGGCAATGTTGTCGGATCAATTCCACCAATCTTCATGTTTGATCTCCCTCGTAAAGAGATAAAAGAAAACCTGGGGCAGGTGGTGGCCCACCCCAGGCGGAAAATTACTATTGGGCGGTTCGCGTTATCGTGGGCTGGACGGCATTACACCGACCGGACACAGAGACAGCAGCTTCACCCAGATCGGCTTCACGGCTTTCCGAACGGAATTCCGGGAAGATTGTCGTTTCGATTTCTGATGTAGAACAGAGAGGTGTGTAAATAACCTCAATGTCTACCGAGTAGGGCTCACAAGGATCAGAGGAACTGGAGACCCAATCAGAGGCTCCACCTATCTGCTTGAGGGCATCCATTACAGAAATCTCTTCGCTGGTACCCGTCGTAATGAACTCGTAGACGAAGTCAAGACTCAAGTCCAAGGGGACTTGGTCACCAGCACGGACGGTGTCAAGAACACCACGGTCGAGATCGTACTCATACTCGTTGGCTTCAGTGTAGGTTAGATTCCCATCACCGATCTTGATATCCAACTGTTGAGGTAGGAACGTGATCACATCGTCATTAGCAGGCAAGTCGCCAGCGTCGAGAGCCGGTGTGAACGTCAATTCCCAAGTTGTCGCTCCAGGATGAGTCTCAACAATAGACTCAGCGCTGGCAGCATTCGTTAGGCTCGTTCCATCGATAGTTGCCAAAACAACATCGGTCGCTAGATACGTACCCTTAAATTCAAAGGTGAACGGACCTAGAGATGCACCAACCACATCGATGTCGGTAGTGGTGAGGTTTGCCAAAGTTACCAAAGCCGCCTTGATTGTGGCAGCATCAGCATCGTAGGCAATACCAGCCGTAGGACCTTCACCATTCCATGAGAGAGTAAATGTACCCGCCGTTGGTGTATCCAGATCGAGTGTCTGGATTTCATTGGAGTTGGCGGCAGTCACTGTGAAAATAGTATCAGTCACAGTGTCGATCGTAAAACGAACGCCAACAGAGATTATCGTGACGGAGAGAGGTGTACCAGAGATGGTATCGATTTCCAGAGTGGTGTTCCCACCTGCAATCGCAAGATCATCAACTAGTGCCGCTCCGGCCCAACCATCCTTCATGCGGATGGTACAGTTCTTCAATTCTATCCTGGCTATGATGCACCTCCTTACTGGGCGGTTCGCGTAATTGTCGGTTGGACAGCATTACAGCGGCCAGAGACAGAGACATTGGCCTCACCCAAATCTGCTTCACGACTCTCGGAACGGAATTCCGGGAAGACTGTCGTTTCAATTTCAGATGTGGAACAGAGGGGCGTGTAAACAACCTCAATGTCGACCGAGTAGGGCTCACAAGGATCAGAAGATGAGCTTCGCCATTCGGAGGCCCCACCAATAGCCTTGAGGGCATCCATCACAGAAACAACTTCGCTGGTTCCAGTTGTAATGAACTCGTAAACGAAGTCAAGACTCACGTCCAGAGGTACTTGGTCTCCAGCACGGACAGTATCGAGAACGCCACGGTCGAGATCATACTCATACTCGTTGGCTTCGGTGTAGGTCAGGTTACCATCACCGATCTTGATAGTAAGTTCGATGGGTGCAAAAGTGACTACCCCACCGTCGACATACGTGCCAGCACCGAGAGCCGGTGTGAAGACGATGTTGGTTGTGGTAGCCGAACCATCAGTAGGTGTTCGTCCGGTTACAACATGCACTTGCGTGGCATCAGTTTCACCATCGACGGTAAAACGTGCTCCAAGAGGAACTACATCAGTTCCGAGGCCACCCGCATTGAGGACCAGGGTGTCGATGTCGAATTCGAGATCGGTAGCAACAGGGGCAGTGGTGGGTTCATTGATCGCACCGGTCCCACTAAGACCGTCTTTCATGCTGATCACACAGTTTTTGAGTTCGATTCTGGCCAAGGGTAAATCCCCCTATTAAGATGTTAGTGGGGTTAAAACCCCTTTTGGTTGAAAAGAGAACGTATTGACCGCCGATTTCTACGGCGTGGAGAAACACACTTAACCCTCAGAGAGGTACATTTCGTAACGAGCATCCACAACAGATTGTTTGACTTTATCAGTTGAAGTGGGATCAACTTGACCAAAGTGCATCACTCGAACACTATCATTCTTCCCTGAACGAGGAATCAAACAACCCAGATGTGAATCATCATCTGCAACAGTATTTCCATACTTGTAGATTTGTATGGCTGTATCCATGGCGGTGTGGAAGAGACCCGCGTTTGTCAGGATCGCGTGCCTGTTTTTCTGAGCACCATCGAAACGACTTGTGAGAATCACATTGACATCCATCTGGATTCGGTAGTCATTCCCTGGATACTCATGGGTAAAAGGTCCACTAATACGAATCTCAACACGATCGGTGGCTTCGGTAAAAGCGTCTGTTATATCATCAACACCTTCAACAATCACTGGAAGACTAGCGTCTATAGCAACTTGTCTCAAAGTCTTGGCGATAGAAGCAAATAACCACCGAGCCCAATTAGGGTTAGCTGACATCGGAAGCCTCCTGGGTTAGAGTCAGAAGGTTATCAGCAGAGAGAAGGTAAATTTGTTCAGGGACTTCACCAACTAATTCACGCCCAACAATTGTCCAGCCGGATTCAAACTCAAACTCCTGGACAGTTTCAAACTCGTATTTTCGATTACGATATACAAGAAAGGAATTGTTGGTTAGGTCGAGATCGGAAGCATCCTCTCGATCAATTATGAAGATGCGACGGCCAGCATCGTACGTTCCACCAACGACGAATGATTTATTTGCCGAGATTTGAGAAATACTCTTCTTGACTTCTCGTGTTATCCTGGCAGGCAGAACAATGGCTCGATCGACATGAACCACATCTCTACTCATGGTG